ATCTCAATCTCTTCCAACTTGGATCAAACTGCCCGAGATTGATCAGATTATAATCGTTGACTGGAGCTCTGAAGAGTCGGCTATCCCGTTAATAGATAGCATCAATGATGATAGAATAAGCATTGTGCGCGTGCCCGGGCAATCCTATTGGGACCCTGGCCGCGCTCACAATGTCGGCATTAAACACACCAAAACCGAATTAATATTTATAGTTGATTGTGATGTAAAAATTAATTTTCCGTGCTTCAAACATATTAAACCACTTCCAAATCGTGAATTTTATATACGAACTGATAAATGGAGAGGTGAACCTTATAAGCTAAGAGGGTTGTCGGGAACCTGTATCTTTCAGAAATCAATGTGGGCTGAAATTAATGGATACGCTGAAGAAAAATCATCGTATGGTCTTGAGGATCTTGATTTTTATAATCAAGCCCGTAATGCTGATTATAAGTGTATTAAATGTTTAACGGCTCATGAATTAACACACATATCTCATGGATATGATATCAGACAAAAACATTATAAACATCAATATAGTGAATTTAATGAGGCTATTAAAGAATCGGAAAAAGAATTATTATTAATTAATAGGCGTATGCAAAACGTTGAAACATTAATTTATAATAAAGGATGGTCTCTTGCAACTTGATACGACAATTATATACTATACCGCAAATACTGAAGATCCTGTTTTAGAATCCAAAGTAAGATCAATTATATTGAAAAATAAAGGCGATCTTCCCATTATATCGGTATCAAGAAAACCGATTGATTTTGGTGAAAATATATGCGTTGGTGAAACCGAAGTTTGTGATATTTCGGCTTTTAAACAATTATTAATAGGATTAAAATCAGCAACGACAAAATTTTGCATTGCCGCTGAAGCTGATGTTTTATATCCGCCTGAGTATTTTAATTTTACCCCGCCAACCGATCAAGACGCTTATAGATATAATAACGTTTGGCTATTTTCATCATGGGTCAGTAGGGGTAATCAGAATAAATTCTGGAAGAAGGATTTTAGTGAAGGTGCTCAGACAGCCGGGCGCGAATATTGGATAGAACGATTACAAATAGGTATTAAAATGAATCATGGAAAATTTACTTTTCCTACCAAGGATCATTTTTTTTGGAACTCGGATAACCCAGTTGTTACAATAAAAACTGGCATGGGATTAAGATCTTTAACAGGTCATCTCAAAATATCAATGGACAAACTTCCAATGTGGGGATCAACCAATGAGCTTAGATCAGAAATTTGGGGAACAAAATGAAAATTCGTAAAGGATGGAGTTCTCATTTTCCTGTCTTAATTAAAACTATACGGATAACGTATGGGCCAATACTTGAAATTGGAACCGGATTATATAGTACACCATTAATACATTGGATGTGTTTTGATAAAAAAAGACCAATAGTTTCTTGTGAACATGATCCAAAATATTATAAATATAGTAAACAATTTTCTGATACTTTTCATGAAATTTGTTTTATTGATGATTGGTCTAAATTTGATATTAGAGCATATTGGGACATCGTATTTATAGATTGTGACTCAGGTGCGAGATGGGGCCTTGCAGAAAAACTTTGCAATAATTCTCAATATATTATTTTGCACGACACCGACCCAAAATTAAATAATGAATATCATTATGATAAAATATTTCCATTATTTAAATATAGATATGATTATATCAAAGCAAGCCCAAACACTTCAATTGTCAGCAATTTCAATAATGTTTCAAATTTCATGGATTAAGAGGGAGTGGATAAAATGGACGTAAATGAATATATACTTACCAAATATAATTTGAACGATTATAAGGGTAAAATGCCAATCGAACTCCCGATAGTTCGTGAGGATTTTTCCGTATTATTTAACGAGCTTGATTATAAAATCGGAGCAGAGATTGGTGTTGAAAGAGCATTGTTCTCGGAAGCTCTTTGTAAAAATAATCCTGGAGTAAAACATTTTTGTATTGATATGTGGCAAACATATCGAGGGTATCGTGATCATGTTAATCAGGAAAAACTTGATGGATTCATGGCGGAATCCATCGAAAGAATGAAACCATATAATGCTGAGATGATAAAATCATTCAGCCTTGATGCGGTCAAACAATTCAAAGATAATTCTCTTGATTATGTGTATATTGACGGCAATCATGACTTTCAGAATTGTTGTAACGATATTGTCGAGTGGGGTAAAAAAGTTAGATCTGGAGGAATTATATCAGGCCATGATTTTGAAAAACATCGAATAGGTGGAAGTTATATCCATGTGCATGAATGCGTGTATGGGTATACCGAAGCTTATAAAATAAGACCTTGGTTTAAAACCAAGAATCAATCACATAACGCAGCCTCTTTCCTGTGGGTGAAAAAATGACAACAACAGAATTTATTTTGAAGAAATTTGGAAAAGAAAATTATGTTGGTAAGATGCCGATACACCTCGATTGTCTTAGAGATGATCTGGCTGGTATATTCTGTGAACTCGGATTAAATGTAGGTGTTGAAATCGGGGTTGCGGCGGGAAGATTCTCTGAAATTCTTCTTGGCGGTCATCCAAATCTGAAACTGTATTGCATTGATCCATACCTATCCTATCCGGGATATTTAGATTTTCCAATACAAGAAAAATTGACGAATTTTGAAACGTGTGCCAAGGAAAAACTCGCTCATTATGGTGACAGAGTACAATTCATTAAGAAACCGAGCATGGCGGCCGTCAAGGACTTCGAAGATAATAGCCTTGACTTTGTATACATCGATGGTAATCATCTGTTTAGAGCCGTTGCGGATGACTTGGAAGAGTGGGGAAAGAAAGTCAGGCCAGGCGGTATTATAGCCGGCCACGATTTTGAAACTCACAAAAAACCGGCAATCATAAACGTCAAAGAGGTGGTTTGTGCCTGGACATATGCATTTGCTATCAGTCCATGGTTTGTGACGACCAGGATGAGGCGATATCCACAGGATGGTAATATAGCCCGATCATTCTTTTGGGAGAAGAAATGAACGATCTGACTGTTGTTTATTATACGGCAAATTTTGCCAATGATCGGTTTATCGCCGCTACTCGTGAGCGGTTATTGCAGTCGATCGGTGATATTCCGTTGATCAGTGTATCTCAAAAACCAATGAATTTTGGTGAAAACATATGTGTTGGTGATATTGGCAGATCTCAGGTTAATATTTATAAACAGGTGCGTGTCGGCATCAATGCGGCGACAACAAAGTATGTGGCTTTATGCGAAGACGATTGTTTGTATCCACCAAGCCATTTTACATGTTTCAGGCCGAATGACGATGAATTCGGGTATAATATGAATCGATGGGGGATCTATACCTGGACTAAACCGCCAATCTTTTCGAATAAACATCGAATAGTTTTAAGCCAATGCATCGCAAATCGTGAATTTATGATCGAATGTATCAATGAACGATTTGCGCGATACCCTGACGAATCAACTATTCCATTGCACCATTTTGCCGAATTCGGAAAATACGAAAAGTGGATGTTGATTACGATTAGGAAAAGGTTTGAATTCAATTCACCCGAACCTACAATAATGTTTTCACACCCTGATGCTATTGGGTATTCTGGACTTGGAACTAAAAAAAGACATGGAGATGTTAAGGTTAAGGAGCTTCCATTCTGGGGAACTGCCGAAGATGTTCTGAAAAAATATTGGGGTGAGGATAGGTTAGTATGACGAGGATATCAGATCAAGACCGTTTTGAGGTTCATCAAAGGCTTGGTGTAAAAAGATATGCAAGAACTTATCAACGCCCGCGAATATTATTAAGCAGGACATATATCGATCTTGCTTTAATATTTTGTGATGTTGAAAAACCAAAATTATGCGAAATAGGATGCGGGGTTCTTGATATATGCGGACCGTATGCATTAGATAGCGCAATAGTAACTGGATATGATTTCCATGAAAGCTCGGTTAAATTTGGAATGCTTCAATACCCTTGCGCAAAAATTTATTGCCAAGATATTAATACTATAACCGATATTGATTGTGATATTTTAGTAGCTTGTGAGGTTTTGGAACATATTGATGATCCTGTTTTATTGATGCATAATGTTACTAAGAGCACCAAGTTGTTAGTAATATCACACCCTATAAATGAATTGGCAAACTCGGGAATAACCAATGGTGAGCACTGCTGGTCATACACTGAAGATGATTTTGATAATTGGTTTATACAAAACGGATTCACTATTTATTCTAAGGAATATTTTGATAATGGAAGGCTTCATTCTTTAATCGGTATCGGGGAAAAATTATGAACGTACATCTTTATTGCATTTTAAGAAATGAGATTAAAATATTGCCTTATTTTTTAAGACATTATCAACAATTTGTTTCTCGATTTCACGTCTTTGACGATAAAAGCGATGATGGAACACTTGAGTTATTGGAAAAATATTCCAATATATTAGTTTTGCCGACAGAGATAAGCGGGCTTGATGATAAATATTTTCGAAGAGTTCATCAAACGGAATATACCAAAAGAAGTCGTGGGTTATGTGATTTTGTTTTTGCCGTTGATGCTGATGAATTTGTATATCACCCCGATTTAATCAACGTGCTTCAGAAATGCAAAAATGAGGGATATCAAATCATAAGACCTGAAGGTTATGTGATGATTTCAAAAGAATTTCCACACACTGATGGACAAATTTGTGATGAAATAAAAACCGGACTCAAGGATGTCTGGTATAATAAACCGATAATTTTTGATCCATTGATTGATATACAATGGGATCTTGGCCGGCATGGATTAAAGCCGATGGAAGGCATTCGTATTTGCGAAGACTCGGGAATTAAACTTCTTCACTATCGTTATCTTGGAAAAGAATATTGTGAAGAAAGGCACACGACTCATTATAAAAGATTGAGTTCCAACAATCTTAAATGGAAACTTGGTAGACATTTAGACCCGGCAAGTAAATATTATCACAGTCTTAAATGGTTCGAACACTATAAAGGAGATGCGGTACAATGCATTTAAAGGTCTCTATTCTTACAGCCAACATGGGTTCCTTTGATCCACCATCTACCATTGTAGATCAGGATTTACCGGAAGATGTTGAATTATCAATATTCAGATTTAATGATGATAATTTTCCATTGCGTAAATGCGCCATGACACCTCGATTACAGGCAAGAATACCGAAAATGTTCGGATGGGAAATGGCGCTCGGTTTTGATTATTATATATGGATTGATGGGTCATTTTCCATTTTAAATAAAGATACTGTTGCATGGTATTTAAAGCAATGCAAAGATTTTGATATAGTGATGTTTGAACATCCTAATAGGAAAACTATAAAATGGGAAGCTGAATTTATTCGAAAGAAAATAATGGATGGAAACGAATATCTCACATCAAGATATGAAAACGAATTGATTGATGAACAATTGGCGGCAACGATTAAACAACCAGGTTATACTGACGATCTTCTCATCGCAACCTGCTCATTTATATACAAGAACAACGTGCTACCAAGATATTTACTTGAAAGATGGTGGGTGCATACATCAAGGTATCATATTGTAGATCAGCTATCAATACCCTATCTTTTAAAAACATCGGATTGCAAGTATAAAATATTAAAAGATGATATCTATCATATTCCGTACTTGACATATACAAGAAATCAGAAGAGGTGATTCATGGGTGGCTTTGAACCGAAAAATAAATTTCCTGAAGGTGATATTGAGTGTCAGTTGTGTTCTGATAAATTTTCCGGGCATATGCGATTAAGATCGTTGACAAGACATTTAAAAGAAAATCATGGCGGGATTACGCTTAAAGAATATTTTGATATGTTCTATGGAACCGAACGTGATAGTCATTGTTTGCATTGTGGAAAAGAGGCTCCATGGTATAAATCTTTTTACAGAGATTTTTGTGACAGGTCATGTGATACTGCGTTTAGAAATACGCAAAATTGGAAAGAGGAAGAGTATAGAAAAACAAGATCGGAATTTGTAAAAGGCCAATGGAAAGATGAAAAATTTAGAAAAATGATGTTGGAAACATCTTCTAAAACAATAAAAAAAACATTAAAGAAACAATGGAAAAATGAAGAATATAGAAAGGCGCAAAGCGATAGGGCCGTAAGAAGATTACGGGATGAAAATGATAAATTTGGAACAAACACAAAAACATCTAAATATAAAAATATTTTAATGAGATCTGAATTTGAGGTTAATTTTGCAAAAGAATTGGATTGTGTTGGTATTAAGTGGAGCTATGAGCCATTAGCTTTCAGAATGAATAGTAATAGTTTTGTTCCGGATTTTTATATTAAAAAACTTGATTTGTTTGTAGAAATAAAATCCAATAATTGGGTTAGCGAAAAAATTGTTAATCAAATAGAATTTATTAAATTAAATGGACATAATGCTATTTTGCTTAATCCAAAAAATTGGGATACAACTGTTGGTGAAATAATTTCAAAAGCTATTAATCTAAAGGGTGGTGAAGGAGGTTTAGATGGATTCTCTATCGGTGATAATCCCTGCAAGGAATGAAGAATTTTTACAAAAAACAATTGATTCGGTATTAGATGCTGCTAAAGCTGAAACAGAAGTTATTGCAGTTCTTGATGGGTATTGGCCAGAACCAAAATTGATTGAACGTAAAGGTTTAAGGATTTTACATTTTGATCAATCTATTGGTCAGAGAGCTGCGATAAATCGAGGTGTAGAATTAAGTAGCGCAAAGTATATGATGAAACTTGATGCCCATTGCGCGATCGATGAAGGTTTTGATATTAAGATGATGCAAGAGATGCATTACGATTGGACAATGATTCCTCGTATGTATAATCTCCACGTGTTTGATTGGGAATGCAAAAAATGTAAAAACCATTCTTATCAAGGACCCAAACCAACCAAGTGTGACAAATGCGATAACATTACAGAATTTGAAAGAATTGTTGTATGGACACCGCGATGGAACCGAATGTCAGACTTTGCAAGATTTGATAGTACTTTACATTTTCAATATTGGGGTGAATACAAAAAAAGACCTGAAGCTCAAGGCGATATATGTGATACTATGAGCCAGATAGGTGCCTGTTGGATGATGGAACGTGAAAGATATTGGGAGCTTGGTGGGTCTGATGAAAAGCATGGAAGTTGGGGACAACAAGGGGTTGAAATATCTTGTAAAACCTGGCTTTCCGGTGGTCGTCAAGTCGTCAACAAGAAAACCTGGTTTAGCCATCTATTCCGTACTCAACCTGGTTTTGGATTTCCTTATCCAAACCCAGGAGTTAATAAAGCAAGGGAGTATTCGAGGAAATTATGGATTGAAAACACATGGCCCAAAGCAATTCACCGCCTTGATTGGCTCATCGAAAAATTCAGCCCCGTCCCCGATTGGCCTGATAAAAATAACCAGCGTTTAACCAAAGGAATTGTCTATTATACCGACAATCTTTGTGATGAAAAAATCCTGGAAGTTGGTCAGAGAAATCTGAGACATATATGCAGTGATTTTGATATCGTTTCCGTTTCTCTTAAGCCTATAAAGTTCGGTAGAAACTTTGTTATGCCGCTCGAGAGGGGTCATTTAACGATGTTTAAACAAATTTTAAAGGGTTTAGAGGAATCAAAAGCCGATATTATCTATCTGTGTGAACACGATATGCTTTATCATCCATCGCACTTTGATTTTGTCCCTTCGAGGAAAGATATCTACTATTATAACGAAAATACGTGGAAGGTAGACGCTAAATCGGGGCAAGCGTTATTTTATTACTGTAAGCAGACTTCCGGATGTTGCGCGTATCGTGAATTATTGGTGGAACATTATAAAAAACGTGTTGCGAGAGTCGAGGAAAAGGGTTATGATAGAAACATGGGGTTTGAGCCTGGAACCCACTCTTTTCCGAGAGGTGTCGACAATTTTAAGGCTGAAAAATACTTTTCTGAAATACCGAATATTGATATCCGACACTCTACAAATCTAACCAGGAGCAGATGGAGACAGGATCAATTTAGAAATCAAAAAAGTTGCCTTGGGTGGACCATGGCTGATGAAGTACCCGGATGGGGTAGAACCAAAGACAGATTCGATGATTTTTTAAAAACAGTCGGATAGATCAATGTTTGGAACAATATCGGTGAAAATCAGGGCGTTTCGTTCAAAAAATCTTGGGAGCGAGGCGCCCTTCTCATTTTGTAGAAGGTACTTATTGTGGCTACTGTAAAAGTATTAGTCGTTGGTGGTGGCGGCCATGGAGGCGGTACCGGTGGTTATACTTCCGGTGGAGGTGGTGGTGGTGGCCGAGTCTTATACAACGCTTCTTATTCTATTACAGCCGGCAACAAAACAGTTACAATAGGCGCCGGCTCACCACGATCTTCAACAAATGGTCAGGTTGGCGAGAGTTCCGTTTTTGACTCCCTTACCGCGGTCGGTGGAGGTTGTGGTGGTACTGGCGCTGCTGGTACTAACGGTGCTTGTGGAGGCGGTGGCGGAGGATCAAATGCTACATCGCGTATTGGTGGAACAGGAACTAACGGTTACGATGGCGGTGATAACTTTGTAGATGCAGATCGTCCTGCTGGTGGTGGTGGGGGCGCCGGCGCTGTTGGTCAAGACGCAACAGGTACCGACGCCGGTGATGGTGGAGCAGGAGCCAATAATGCAGTAATGGATGCCACATATTACGGTGGTGGTGGTGGTGGTGGACAAACAGGTACAGCATCGCTTGGCGTCGGTGCTAATGGCGGCGGTAGTGGTAAATTAAATGCTATAGGTGCGGATGGTAACTCAAATACCGGATCTGGTGGCGGTGGAGGAAGTGATAATACCGGTGCTTCATATACTGGTGGAGCTGGTGGTTCCGGTATAGTAAAAATCAGATACATTACCAACGATTTTGGGCCGTGTACTGGTGGAAGTATAACTACAGAAGGTAATGAAACAATACATACATTCACCGGTACGGGAACATTTGGTTGTGTTTTAGCAAGCGCATCTATTAGCCCATCAGCGTCGACAAGCCCTTCAGCATCAAGAAGCCCGTCAGCATCGATAAGCCCTTCAGAATCAAGAAGCCCGTCAGCATCGATATCTCCAAGTTCAAGCGCATCAGCTTCAATAAGCCCATCAGCGTCAATATCACCAAGTTCCAGTACATCAAGATCAATTAGCCCATCCGCATCAATTAGTCCTTCAAGTTCGGCAAGCGCATCCATTAGCCCATCCGCATCTCTCAGTCCGTCATCTTCCGCAAGCGCTTCTATTAGTCCATCAGCTTCAATTAGCCCTTCATCTTCGAAAAGCGCGTCTATAAGTCCATCGACTTCTATCAGCCCATCAGCTTCTATCAGCCCTTCATCTTCAGCAAGTGCATCCATAAGCCCATCTGCATCCATAAGCCCATCATCATCTGTTAGCGCTTCTATCAGTCCGTCAGCTTCTATAAGCCCATCAGCATCTATCAGCCCTTCAAGTTCAGAGAGCGCATCCATAAGCCCATCAGTATCTATCAGCCCTTCAAGTTCAGAGAGCGCATCGATAAGCCCGTCGGCGTCTATAAGCCCATCAGAATCTGAAAGCGCATCAATAAGCCCATCAGCGTCGATAAGTCCTTCAAGTTCAGAAAGTGCATCCATAAGTCCATCAGCATCTATCAGCCCTTCAAGTTCAGAGAGTGCATCGATAAGCCCATCAGCTTCAACAAGCCCATCAGCATCAGCAAGCCCGACCGAACAACCATCCGTGTCACCATCGGCGTCTGTAAGCCCTTCAGAGTCTGTAAGTGCATCTATAAGCCCATCAGCCTCTATAAGCCCATCATCTTCTGAAAGCGCTTCTGTAAGCCCTTCAGTATCAATTAGTCCATCCACGTCAATTAGCCCATCAAGTTCTGAGAGCGCATCGATTAGTCCATCGGCATCATTAAGCCCTTCTGAATCAGTAAGTGCATCAATTAGTCCATCCGCATCGGTAAGCCCTTCAGAGTCCATAAGCGCGTCTATAAGCCCATCAGCATCAATTAGTCCATCAGAATCGATAAGCGCATCTATAAGCCCATCAGCATCTATAAGCCCATCGGAATCCATAAGCGCGTCTATAAGCCCATCAGCGTCCATAAGTCCGTCAGCGTCAGAATCAGCATCAATTAGCCCATCAGCTTCTATTAGTCCTTCAGAATCCGAAAGCGCTTCGATAAGTCCTTCGGAATCAGTCAGCGCATCGATTAGTCCATCAGCTTCTATTAGCCCATCTGAATCTATAAGCGCGTCTATTAGCCCATCATCCTCCATATCGGAATCGATTAGCCCATCAGCTTCTATCAGTCCTTCAGAATCAATAAGCGCTTCTATAAGTCCTTCAGCATCAATCAGCCCCTCAGAGTCTGTAAGCGCTTCTATAAGCCCATCCGCGTCTTTAAGTCCTTCAGAATCAATAAGCGCCTCTATAAGCCCTTCAGCATCAATTAGCCCTTCTGAATCGGTAAGTGCGTCGATCAGTCCATCATCTTCAGAAAGCCCATCGGTTAGCCCGTCATCATCAGTAAGTGCGTCTATCAGCCCTTCGCGATCGGTTAGCGCATCGATAAGCCCGTCATTGTCAAGATCACCATCGGGAAGTTTAAGCCCAAGTTCATCAAGAAGCCCGAGCCGATCGATATCGCCATCAGAATCGGTATCACCAAGCGGTAGTCTAAGTCCCAGCGCAAGTATTAGCGCAAGCCCGTCATTGAGTCCATCAGCATCAGAATCAGCATCGATATCACCAAGCGCGTCAGCGTCACCAGGTCCCGGGTTTGTAGTATTCTCTAAAGGTTATTATGCATCACTTCCGGTTGATGATACTGATTTGACGAATATTTATACTGAACAACAAATTATAGATGTATCAACGGAAGATGATATTTATGTTTGTCAAGAAGCTACTAATAAATATGATATTCATCAATTTAAAAATTGGAATGATAGTGAAATTAATTGCAAATTAAAAAGTAGATTAGCATGTTCATTAGCCCCATCAATATCAACGGTTTATTTACAAATATATAATAGAAACTCCACGCTTTGGGAGACGGTGGATAGCAATAACACGGCTGCCGCTAATACAAAATTCACATTGACGGCAATCATATCCGATTTAACAAATTATAAAGATATTAACAATGTAACAGCGTGCAGAATTTATCAGTTAATTGTTTAATAGGAGATTAATATGGCATCAGATCTAAAAATATCAGAGTTGACTTCGTATACAACACCGGTAAGCGCCGACCTGTTGCCTATTGTTGATGCGGCTAACATGATTACCAAGAGAGTCGCATTCAGTGTTATAAAATCAACTCTTGGGGCCACAAGATATAAACAAACAGAAATTGATTTTGGTACTACACCGGTGTATGAAGCATCATTTACAATAACTGATTCTGAAATCACAACGTCATCAATTATTGTGGCACAGATAGCGTATGTAGCTCCAACAGACAAGGATATTGATGAATTAGAATTTGATTTTTTTGATTTTAGATGTACTGCCGGAACAGGAAATTTTACTCTTTACGCACGATCTCTTGAAGGTCTTGTGGCTGATAAATTCAAAATTTTTTATTCTTATAATGTCGCATAACAATTTAAAGGGAGGACCAAATGGCCGTAATAAAAAGTGGAGCAACATCTGACCAATTAACGGTTGATGCTGTTAGTAAAGCCGCAAGGGTAACGTTATATGATGCCGGCGGAAACGCTATTGAAGTTAGTACAGCAGCTGATGGCGCAAAACATCTTTCCGTTGGTATGACTCAAGAAGTTTTTGCCAGCACGAAAAACAGTTCCATTGCGCAAATTAATACCGGAGTTGAATGGCAAGGTCAATCGGAAACAACTCTTGGTGTTGCCGCAATACAGGTAAACACGTTTCTTGATAAAACCCATTTGATAACAGTTTATCAAAGCATGGATGGTGATAATTGGGATATAACGGATGCGTGGACCGATCCGGCTAATTATGGTAATTCAAGGACAGTACAAGCTACCGCTTCGTATTATAAAGTGGGAGTCAAAAATCTTGCCGGCACGAATACTGGTACAGTAAGAATACAAACCGCCCTTTGTCCTGTTGTAGAAGCTTTTCCAAGGGCGTTGACGAGTGGTGGTAACCTCCGTGTTACCGCTTGTGCGGAATGGCAATCCACCAAAAGAACAACGGGAATTTATGGCGCCAGTTCTTTTAGAACTCTTGGGGCGGCATCAAGCCCTCAGAATATATTAACCATCGAGAATCCGGCAGCGTCTTTAGTTAATATAGCCGTCCGGCAGATGTCGGTAATGTCTGATTCCACCGCTGCACTTACATCAGTAACACAACAAATTCAACTTTCAAGAGCAACTGGTTTGCCAAGCGGTGGAACGGCTTTAACAGCTGTTAAATATCAAACCTCTTATGCGTCACCAGTCGCTATTGTGCGTGGTGGAAATGCAAGTGATGGTGGTGTAGCAACCGCAATAACCTCGACGGCGGGATCGGTTATTTGGCAACAATATCTTGATCGACCCTATACTGTTGTCGGATGGTTTACTCACCCGAATTATAGTCTTATCCCTGATGTGGGAACAGATCTTAGACAAATTATCCTTGTCCCAGGTGAATGTTTACTCGTTCAAGGTGTTACTTCTATTCCAGCAACAACCCATATAATCGTCCAAGTTGGATGGCTGGAGTTGACATCATTATGATGACAAATAATAAAATAATATTCGCAAAAGCGGGTGTTGTTACTACAAATGCGTCAGGTTTAGCATATGTAGTATTTACTAACTCGTTCGAGTATAATTTATCGTATTGCGTCCAATTAACATGTGAATATCCAGGACTCGCATATGCGGTAACTGCATATCCGAGTAATTTATCACAAACGGGGTTTACGATAACCTCGAGAGATACACATATTGTTGGTGGTGGTGGTGATTTGCCTGTAGCAAATGTGATAGTGCATTGGTGCGCAATACCTTACTTTAACTGAGAGATGTAATGTCCAAGAAGCTATTACAAGAGGATACCGGCTTAGTATTACAAGAAGATACTGGCGGTATCCTCCTTGAACAAGATACTTTATGTATTGACTTATGGGAAGTAACGTATGATATCCCATCGATAAGCCCATCGGTATCCATATCGGCATCCATAAGTCCATCAGCAAGCATTAGTCCATCAGCAAGCATTAGTCCATCCGTATCTATTAGTCAATCCATAAGTCCATCAGCAAGCGTTAGCCCATCTGAATCGGAAAGTGCATCGATTAGTCCTTCCGCTTCCATAAGTCCATCAATCTCTATAAGTCCATCTGAATCGGTAAGCGCGTCAATTAGTCCATCAGCATCAATCAGTCCATCTGAATCGATAAGTGCATCAATTAGTCCATCAGCATCAATCAGTCCATCTGAATCGATAAGTGCATCAATTAGTCCATCAGCTTCTATTAGCCCGTCTGAATCGGTAAGTGCATCAATAAGCCCTTCCGCATCTATTAGTCCGTCAGAATCAATCAGCGCTTCTATAAGTCCGTCAGCATCTATAAGTCCGTCAGAGTCAATCAGTGCTTCAATAAGTCCATCAGCATCTATAAGTCCGTCAGAGTCAATCAGTGCTTCTATAAGCCCGTCGGCATCTATAAGCCCATCTGAATCAATCAGTGCATCTATAAGCCCATCAGCCTCCATTAGCCCATCTGAATCGATTAGTGCGTCTATCAGTCCATCGGTTTCTATAAGTCCATCAGAATCGGAAAGTGCATCAGTAAGCCCATCAGCATCCGTTAGTCCGTCTGAATCTGTAAGCGCTTCTATAAGCCCATCGGCATCTATAAGCCCTTCATCTTCTGAAAGTATATCGATAAGCCCGTCAGCTTCTATAAGCCCATCAGTATCAGAAAGCGCTTCAATAAGTCCATCCGCCTCTATTAGCCCATCTGAATCAGTCAGTGCTTCTATAAGTCCATCAGCATCCATAAGCCCATCTGAATCTATAAGCGCATCTATCAGTCCTTCAGAATCAGCAAGCCCGTCTGCATCTGAAAGTGAATCGGTTAGTCCATCAGCATCAGAAAGTCAAACCCCAAGTCCGTCTGTCAGCCCATCAGAATCGGAAAGCCCATCATCTTCTGAGAGTGCTTCTATAAGCCCATCTGAATCAGAAAGCCCGTCTGCATCTGTCAGCCCTTCAGAATCAGAAAGCGCGTCTATAAGTCCGTCTGCATCTGTTAGTCCGTCAGAATCAGAAAGTCCATCGATAAGTCCATCCGCTTCAGAAAGCACGTCTATAAGCCCATCAGCGTCAGTTAGTCCTTCAGAATCTGAAAGCGCTTCGATAAGTCCTTCCGCTTCTGTTAGTCCATCCGAATCTGAGAGTGCGTCTTTAAGCCCTTCAGCTTCGATGAGCCCGTCCTCATCAGAAAGCGCGTCTATAAGCCCGTCTTCATCTGAAAGTGCATCAGTAAGTCCGTCGGCATCGATAAGCCAATCGGCATCGATAAGCCCTTCAAGTTCCAAAAGCGCTTCTGTAAGCCCTTCAGCATCAAGAAGTCAGTCTGCATCACTTAGCCCATCTTCTTCATTAAGTGCGTCGATAAGCCCATCACTTTCGACAAGTCCATCACGATCGGTTAGTCTATCAGCCTCGGTAAGCCCGTCATTATCCAGAAGCCCCTCGGGATCAGAAAGCCCATCAGCATCAGAAAGCCCATCTGTTTCGATAAGTCCATCAGTGTCACCATCGGCTTCAGTAAGCCCATCGGAATCGATCAGCGCATCTGTAAGCCCATCAGCCTCTATAAGCCCATCAGCATCAGTAAGCGAATCGGCGTCTATAAGCCCATCGCTATCAATAAGCCCTTCATTATCAATAAGTCCATCTGCGTCTGAAAGCGGATCAAAGAGCCCGTCAGCATCAAAGAGCCCGTCTGCATCAAGAAGCCCATCCGCGTCAGGTAGCGAGTCGGCTTCAAGAAGCCCATCGGCATCAAAAAGTCCATCAGCGTCAATTAGCCCGTCAGCTTCTGCAAGTGCATCTATTAGCCCATCAGCATCAATAAGTCCGTCTGAATCAGTCAGCTTATCGTTAAGTCCTTCAGCGTCTTATAGCCAATCAGCATCCGTCAGCCCATCGTTAAGCCCATCAGCGTCGTTAAGTCCATCAATATCGGTAAGCCGTTCGACAAGCCCATCGAGATCAAGAAGCCCGTCAGCATCATTAAGCCGATCGGTAAGCCCATCGGCTTCAATCAGTGAATCGCCATCCCTTAGCCCATCAGCTTCTATAAGCGCGTCTATCAGCCCATCAGCTTCTATCAGCCCATCCGCTTCAGCTAGCGCATCAGTTAGTCCATCAGCTTCGGTGAGCCCATCCGTTTCCAGAAGCCCATCAGTCAGCCCATCCGCATCCATCAGCCCATCAGCATCAGAAAGTGCATCAGTTAGTCCATCAGCTTCGGTAAGTCCATCTGCTTCCATTAGCCCTTCCGCATCGGAAAGCGAATCAGTTAGTCCATCAGGATCTCTAAGCCCATCAGCTTCAAGAAGCCCATCAGCTTCATTCAGCATTTCAATTAGCCCATCATCTTCAAAAAGCCCATCAGCATCAAGAAGCCGATCGGTTAGCCCATCAGCCTCTGTAAGCGCATCGGAGAGCCCATCTGCATCAGGTAGTCCATCTGCATCAGGTAGTCCATCAGCCTCAGAGAGCCCATCTGTAAGCGCGTCCAGGAGCCCTTCTGCATCAATTAGCCCATCAGCATCTGTCAGCCCATCACGATCGAGAAGCCCTTCACGATCAGTTAGTCCATCATTAAGCCCGTCAGCGTCGGAAAGCCCGACTCCAAGCCCATCACTTAGCCCATCGGTATCAGAGAGCCCATCGATTAGCGCTTCCGTGAGCCCATCGGTTTCCATTAGCCCATCTGCATCTACAAGCCCATCACGATCAAGGAGCCCATCACGCTCTGTCAGTCCTTCAGTAAGCCCGTCAGCGTCAAGGAGCCCATCAGCATCCCTTAGCCCATCGGAATCGATTAGCGCTTCTATCAGTCCATCAGTATCGGTTAGCGCATCGTTAAGCCCCTCAGTCTCCGTTAGTGCATCCGTTAGCCCATCAGCATCGGCAAGCAAATCGAGAAGCCCTTCCCGTTCACGAAGCCCATCGGCATCAGTTAGTCCATCATTGTCAATAAGCCCATCCGCGTCTGCCAGCGCCTCTATAAGCCCATCAGTTTCCATAAGTGCTTCAGAGAGTCCATCAGCTTCAGAGAGTCCATCCGCATCCGAGAGCCCGTCTGCATCTGAGAGCTTATCAGTAAGCCCATCAGCAAGCGAGAGCCCATCGGCAAGTGAGAGCCCGTCGGCAAGTGAAAGCGTCTCAAGAAGTCCATCCGCATCTAAAAGCCCATCCGCATCGATCAGTAGATCGGTAAGCCCTTCAAGATCAAGAAGCCCATCAAGATCAAGAAGCCCTTCAGCGTCGGCAAGCCAATCGCTTAGCCCATCTGCATCAGAGAGTCCATCGGCAAGCGAAAGTCCGTCTGCATCGGAAAGTTTCAGTATAAGTCCGTCTGAAAGCGTAAGTGCCTCGGTAAGCCCATCTGCTTCAAAGAGTTTCAGTATAAGCCCATCCGAGAGCGCAAGTGCTTCAGCAAGCCCATCACCATCCGATTTGGAAACTCGTGTTAAACGTATTGAAATGGCATTGAAAATAAGAAAGCCTATTTATATTAATGATGACCATTTTGAACAGATGAATACAGGATTATGATACAATTAATAAGGGATGAATTATGGCTATGACATACCTCCAGGTAACGCCGGCTGGAGCCGGAAATAAGAGTGGATCATCATGGGATAATGCCATGGGTGAAAGTGAATTTGAAACAAACTTGGAAGGATCAGCTGCCACAGATTACGTTTATTTTCTTAAAGCCGGTACTTATACTATGAATAGTGCTTATGATTCATCAGCAAGAGGTGGTAGCGGTCAAGGGATGATTTCAATAATCGGTGTCAAAGCCGCCACGACAAACGAAGGTGCAAATGTTGTTTATTCTGATTGGGGTTCGGGGACGGATCGTCCATTTTTTGATGCTACTTCTTATGCATTTCGTATTGGAAATTATTATTCCGTTCGCAATATTTATATACAAGGAACGGCTGCGGCAATGTTTCAATGCGGATCGGGGTGTGTAATAGAAAACTGTAAATTTGATAACAATTATGGAACATCTTCGAACAGATATGCTGTGACGGCGGCACAAAATTGTATGATTATTAATTGTGAAATTATGTCGATAAAATCACGCGGAATCAATATTACCAGTACAGGGGCCAGGGTTATTCATTGCTATTTTCACGATATACCCGACGATGGAAGCGGTGGTATAGCAATTAACAACGCATCAAATGGATTGACTGTATTATTTTGCTTTTTTAGTAATATTAAATTTAATGCAATACTTGTAGGTGGAGCTACCGCTTGTATAATCATGAACAATACATTTTACACATGTGGTACGGATGTATCAGGAACATCTGGGTTATCAAATGTATTTATAAATAATTTACATGAAGGGACAACGGCAAACGCTTACATTTATACGACACAAACAAATGGAAATTTCTACTGGAACAATTGGGGAAATGATGCAAGATGTACTGATATGTGGAGCGGTGTCGATATAACTACTAACTGTCAAGATTATCCAAACGCTGCCGGACTTTATGGAGACCCGTCATTTTCAAGTGCCGGGTCATCGGCGGCATTAGGTGCAGGCAGTTCATGCTTAAACAATGGAATGTCATTAACTTTAGGCGTATAATGTGAGTGCTACTAAATTAGATATAGGTGCATGGCAGGGCGGTGGATCACACACTAAACTTGATATAGGTGCGTGGCAGGGATATTACGTTAGTAGTGCATCATCATCCGATAGCCCATCGGTTAGCCCTTCATCATCAGTAAGTCCAAGCGCTTCGGGGTCAATGAGCCCATCAGCTTCCGAAAGTCCATCGGCATCAACAAGCCCGAGTAGTAGTGAATCGGCGTCTCTTAGCCCTTCAGGATCTACAAGCCCTTCAGCATCAATAAGCCCTTCAGGTTCTACAAGCCCATCTTTTTCCGCAAGTTTAAGCAGAAGCCCGTCAGCTTCACGTAGTCCATCTTCATCAAGAAGCCCGAGTAGCAGCGAATCGAGATCAAGAAGCCCATCCGCGTCAGAAAGCCCAAGTAGTAGCGTCTCTGTATCGGAAAGTCCGTCGGCATCAACAAGCCCATCAGTATCGATAAGCCCAAGCGAAAGCGAATCAGGATCTGTTAGCCCATCAGTATCCACAAGCCCAAGTAGTAGCTACTCCACATCTATAAGCCCATCGGAATCGGTAAGCCCAAGCGAAAGTGAATCAGGATCAATTAGTCCATCCTATTCTATAAGCCCTAGTAGCAGTGCTTCCGTATCAATTAGCCCTTCAGCGTCAATAAGCCCCAGTGAAAGCGAATCAACATCGATTAGCCCGTCATCATCGATTAGTCCAAGCGGTGAAGTAACATCTGTTAGCCCATCATCTTCCGAAAGCCAATCGATTAGTCCATCAGCGTCAATAAGCCCAAGTGAGAGTGTTTCAACATCTATTAGCCCATCTGCATCAATAAGCCCCAGCTCGAGTATATCTGAATCAGTTAGTCCTTCAGAATCAACCAGCCCAAGCGTTAGCATATCAAAATCGATTAGCCCAAGTAATAGTGAATCTGAATCTACAAGCCCTTCCGCATCAATAAGCCCCAGTATTAGTGAATCGGCATCGTTAAGCCCATCAGCATCAAGTAGTCCCGGCGGCAGTCCGTCATCATCCCTTAGTCCGTCAGCATCGATAAGCCCAAGTAGTAGCATATCATTATCAGTTAGCCCATCTGTATCAATAAGCCCGAGTAATAGCATATCATCATCGGTCAGCCCGTCATCATCAATAAGTCCAAGCGGAAGCGAATCGGGGTCAATCAGCCCATCAGCATCAAAAAGCCCGAGTAGCAGCATATCAGTGTCGGTTAGCCCTTCAAGATCGGTAAGTTGGAGCGCAAGCCCTTCATCATCAGAAAGTCCGAGCAGTAGCGAATCCAAATCGATCAGCCCCTCATCATCAAGAAGCAAATCTTTAAGCCCTTCGACATCTGAAAGCCCATCAGTTAGCCCATCAGCATCACGTAGTAGATCTATAAGCCCATCAGTATCGTTTAGTAGCTCTGTAAGCCAATCACCATCCGTGAGCCCATCCGCCTCAACAAGTCCGTCAGCATCCGTAAGCAAGTCAAAAAGCCCATCTTCATCAATCAGTCAGTCTATAAGCCCATCGTCCTCAGCCAGTAAATCAAGGAGCCCATCAGCATCAACAAGTCGATCGGTAAGCCCCTCAAGATCAAAAAGCCAATCCTTGAGTCCTTCAGGATCCTTGAGCCCATCAGCATCGGTTAGTCCATCAGCAAGCGAATCCGAATCGGTTGGCCCATCGCCATCATTAAGTCCGTCACGATCGGTAAGTCCATCACAACCTATTGGCGATCTTGAAGCCAGAATTGCACAATTAGAATATGTACTAACAACTCAGAAACCTATTTATATTAATAATGATGGGAATATGGAAGAACTTGATCTTTGGGAGTTTGAACCAACAGCCAGCCCATCCGGTGATTTGGAGGAACGGGTGACATATTTGGAAAATCTTTTGAGCGATCAAAAGCTGATATATATAAATATTGATGGTCATTTTAAACAAGTAGACCGAAACATTCACCCATAGTAGGTAAAAAAATGGAAGACTTTTTTGGATGGCTTACAAAATTCAATGCACCCACCGTCATTGTCATGTTATCACTTGCGCTTTTAATAGTGGCAATGTTAAAATTAAAAGGCGTATCGGAGATAATAAAATTTATTTTTAAGAATAAAATCGGAAGAACGTGTGGTGATTGTGTTCTTATTTTATTCGGGATGAGTGAAAAATATCATACCGAATCATTGGAAAATAGAACAAATATTCTTAGAAATCAAATGTCGTATTTTGAACAAAAGAGTCAAGAAATATTTTTATGGTTAATTCAATCATTTCAGGATGATTTATTGGTTCTTGGTAACGGAAAATCACCATCATTAAAAGTTTCTCAGTTCGGAAATTATCAAGAAGCTTTAAAAAATGCCATGACTGCTGTTAAAAACGAAACACGAAAGGCGTTTAAGGAAAATGGGTTTGTTCATATGTCTGATGTTGAATTTGATAATTATGTTAAATCAAAATTAAAAACATTGGTATCGATTGCTCAAACATATTTATCAACTTATTATTCCCAAAGTGATGAAATAATTGTCTCTCTTAAATATCGATATGATAAACTTGATTTAAATAAATTAAGCGAAGTAGCCTTTGATGTTTTTGAAAAAGCAAAAATGATAGAATTGGAATCCATTTCGAAAGCCGCTGAACTAAAATCAACATTTAAAAAAGATGTGGATAATTTTACCGGTTTGTCTGGAAAGGGTTGAAAAAGCAAAGCGTGTATAATACAATTATATTAAATATGAATGTTTTGCCTCATGTGGCTATTCCGACTTATATTATAAGAAGGAAAAGCTCTTTGAAATTAACGTATAGGGTATAATATGCCAGCATCAATGTTGAATTTTCCAATAGCGAATATCGTAGACGCCCTATTAAGCTATACTCAGCACCTTTTTTCGAATATCGAGCTTACTCCGGCAGAATATCGATGGAGTTCTGATGATCGGGCGAGTCGAATAAGAATTTGCGCCCCTTTTGTTATTGATAACGAAAAGCCGATGAGTGCCCCGTTTATCGTGATTGAAAGAGGTGGGTTTGAGTTTGAAGATAGAATGATCGATAACCTAAAATCAGCAGATGCAAATACTTTTTTAGACCCTAATTATGTCACGATATGCAATGGAATGGTTAATGTTACCGTTGGTTCCGGGGTTGCCTCCGAAGCTTCAAGTATAGCTAATTTTTTAGCCCTGATGTATCAGGCGGATAGACATGGAATCATAAAAGTTGTAGATTTTTTACGCAATTTAAAACACACAAGCGTCGGGCCTGAGATACCGGTTATAAAAGATACTGAAGTGCGAAGATGGGAAGTAACAATAACACTTTTTGTTTCGTTGCAAATGGGTTGGATAAGCACCCTTAAAGAAATTGGTCCAGTATGGAATAAATTTGCAATGTACGGAATAAAAAATGTTGATACTACACCACTTTCAGTTAGCGGAATAATCAGTGAAGGGTCTGATCTTTTAACGGATAGTACAAAAAATTTTGGGCTGCTTACTACTGATGATCCGCAGCTTTTAGAGCAAGAGTTGGCAAAAGGATGGTACTACATAAAATTTAATAATATAGGAAATGATGTTCCGGAGCAAATATATCCTGTCGTGGAAATTGTAGATGAGCGCACTTTAAGGTTATTGACTCATGATGTTGATAATAATTCAATACCTTGGTCAGCACCGGCATCATTAACGGACGTTGAGTATGAATTATATTGGAATAATATTCATCTATATGTGGAAGTGCCAAAAGTCTAATTTAAAAGGAGAATAATATGGCCAACTATCAGGGCCCAAACGCGTCAGTACGACAAGAATTCGTCACCTCTCCGGGTGCCGTTACCGTTGAAACCCTGCCTTCTGTGGCAGTGGCTTCAGCGTACAATGTGTTCGCGAAAGAATCCCTTGGAAATCCTAATGGTATAGAGAGTGCTGATCTTCCATGGGGGTCGGATAATGTGATTTATAACGAATCGATATCCGGCAAGAAATCTTTTGATATGTATCCACCAAATGGTTTTGCTAACACCCGTTTTGGATATATTGATCTTGAACTCGAGTCGTCAGAGATGGATGTTGATGGAATTACGCTCGACAAGGATAGAACATTTGTTCTTCCAAATACCGAAAAAGCCGCTGGTTCATGTCAAGCGATCATTCCTTTTTACAAGCAAACAACGACCAATGGTGTTAATATTCTCGCTACAGATCTTGACACTGTTATTATCACCGGCGGATCGGTTGTTACCGCAAAAGTAAAAGCTGGAATGAAGGTTTTTATTGATGGAACCTTGGTCGGAATCGTTAAATCGATCGGTGTCGATGAAACAAAAGTTAATCTTGCTAGTCCTTATAGCGCTGCGGTTACTGACGGGGATGAAATCGTTATCGGTAGCGGAGATTATGATAATGCCCCCGATACCCCTGATATTCTTTGGGATCCGACTGCAAACTTCGTTACCGCAAAAGTGGCTCCAGGAGACGTTATCTCCTTTTCAAGTTTGGCAATAACAGGATCAATTGATTCTCCCAAGGTGGCGTCAGTCGTATCGGTTATCGATAAGAATACATTGAGGTTCAACACTGTTGCCCCAACAACCGGTCAGATTGATTATGATATTTCAGGTTATAAAACATATATCGGAGAACCGGGATCGACAATTCAAGTATACTCTTATAACATCAATCGCCTCCTTGGATTTTCACAAAACAATGGACTGAAACTTTTTAACTCAGGACATTCTGGTGTTCCTATTATTGTAGTTACGCCAACCGACACCACGACATTTAAGATTGCAAAAATGCAGACTGCTGTAGCTATTCCGACTCCAAAAAAAGGAGATATCTTTAATATTGTTCCAACAAATACACCTGAGTCAACCGAAGAGTCGGCAAATACTTATCTTCAACTTTTCACTATCGACACGGTTTCTTATGATGGGACCAATTATACCATCACCACCCTGGAACCAATTTACCAGTCAGTGGTAACAGCGGAAACTGCCATGGCAAATGGGAACTACATCAACATGTGGACCCCCCTAATTTCCACCGAAATCGTTGCAGACTTCCGTTCCGTCCGTTCTGAAGAGAATGGGGTTGTGAAACGTATCACAAGCGTTCAGGATATCTATACCGCATGGGTACGTTCCGAGGAAACATCTATCGATCCCCGCAATGAACTTGCATTCATGATGTCTGTTATTTTCTCCCGTTCCGGTGGAAAGGTTTGTTACGGAGTCAATGTTGATGCAACCTCTGATAACTTGGCTGATGAATACGCCGCCGCTCTTGAAGAGCTTAAGCTTGTTGATGTCTACAGCCACGCTTTTGGAACCACTGATAGTGGTGTCAATGCCATTGTTGGACCCTATTGCGACGATCAAGCTGAGCCATACGAAGCCCATGAGCGTATCGGGATTATCTGTTATGATCTCGACGATTTGTTCCTTATGGGAACATGCACCGGTGACATTAGTACCGCGGGTCTTATTAGCAATCTTGGTGGTGGTTTTAATCCTATAAGCGCCGGGATTACCATTAATGATTTGGTAAATATTTATGATGCCAGTGGTGATTTCGTAGCACAAGCTACCGTTGTTTCTACTCCGATAGACCCTGACGAAGTTCAGACTGATTGGACCGGGGCAGCCGGCCTTACAACTCAAACTTTCAAGTTTGAAAGTGGTCGTAAAGATGATCAGGCTGTGCGTGTCGGTAATGTTCAGTATGGAAATCGCCGTGTCGCAATGCTGTTCCCGGGATGGTTCTACGCCGATTTCAATGGTGAGAGAATGCTGCTTCCACCATACTTCATCGCTGCGGCGATAGCGGGTATGGACTCAGGAATCATAGTTTCCCAATCTTTCACCAACATGCCTTTTAGTATTCCTGGATTGTCCAACATTCAGTTGGATACCAGCACTTATTATCGCAAGGCTCAGCTTGATGAGATGGGTGGTGGTGGTGTCGATATTATGATTCAAGACTCGACGATCACACAATCGATCAGGTCACGCCATGATCTGACAACCAACATGGACGCTGTTCAATACCGTGAACGATCGATCACAAAACAGGCTGATGTGGCAGCTAAAACATATAGATCTGCTGTATCTCCGTATGTTGGACGTTACAATGTTAACGATCCAAATCTATTTCGATTTCTTGGACAGGTTTGTTCAATAGTATCTACAAAACTTGTTAAAGATGGGATTGTTGCAAGCGCATCAGTAACTAAAATTGTAAGAGACGAAGTAATTGATGATAAAATCAATTTCTTCATTGAATGTACAGTATTTATTGCTGGTAATTATTACGATATTACCCTGTTGGTAAAATCACGTTAATAACGATTTAGGAGGAATCAATGTCAAAAATAGAACTTCAAGAATTAATTGATCATTCCGGTGGATGGAATTGGGAAGATCAACATGTTGTTCAGGCATATCTTAATAAAACGAATGGTATTACCACGGAACCATCTATTGGAATTCATGATATTATTGAAGCGGGAACGGTATTGATTGCGGCTGGTCCGTCAGATCTTGATACCGCCACGGATCCTACAAAAAATACTTCGTATAGAGTTGTTCCTATTGGGTTGATAGAATCAGCCCAGGTAAGTCTCAATAAACCATTGAGCCGAATTTTTGAAATCGGCTCAAAACTTAGTTACATTATTCCAGGGCGCACAGTGGGTGGAATCGCCCTTAGTCGTGTATTTTTTGATGGACCAAGTATATTAAAAGCGATGTATTTTGGCGAAGTAAAAGCAGATTATGCCACACAGGATAAAAAATATACTCAATTTATTTCTAGCCCATATAAGGTTAATGGTGTACAAAAATATGAAGAATTTGCAAACATAGGTTCTGGTAATTTAGCCATGAATCTTGCATCTTCATTCTTTGATCAACCAATTGGTCTTGCTTTCTTTTTCAAAGATAATCAGACCGATACCGTGGGTCAAACATATTTCGAAGGTTGTAGGATCAGTACTTATAATATGGGTATATCGGCCGGAATGAACGTTCTTACAGAATCAATTAATCTTGAATTTGTAAGAGTCCGTCCAATCTTGACAACAGAATCGTGGTCTTATACAAAAGGAACTAATATTGCTGATATCAATATTGTTTCTGCTGGTGGAAATAAAGGGTAAGCGTAATTCAAAACATCATAATAGCTAAAAAAAAGCCCGAAGTTAATCGGGCTTTTTTGTTTTAACGATGCGGCTCATGTTTGCGCGCCGAATATGGTAAGAGAGGTGTATCAAGTCTCTCTTACCAATCCTAGACATGGACCGCACCGTCCGGAATAATGCTAACTAGTTCGATCACGTATGGTTACCAGCACGCAGGGGAATTCCCTGGAACTCGGGATCCGGCCGGCGCCGGCCAGCGG